AGATACCTATTATTAGGACCAACTTTTACAGGGGTTGGTCTGTCATACTCACCCAAGTAGTCTGCTTTCACAAACTTGTCTAGCTTCATAATAGCTGCCTTCTGAGAAGGAGCAATTACAAAGTATCTGTCTTGGATAGGAGCATCAACTTCATCTAAGGTCTGAATAGCTGCTACTAAAGTAGCATCTGTAATATCAGTACCATAGGTTCCTACATCAGTTGAAGTTAGAGATGAATAAAGACCTAGAACATCAGTATCAACTGCCTGAGCAATTGCATAGCCTGACTTTTCGGTATATTCACTTCTAAGATCATACTGAGATTGAACGCTTGCAATATCCTCTATTTCAAAAGAAGTTTCCTTCCATTGATCTATAGAAATTGAAGTTTCTGTCTCAGTTACTACTTGTGTACTAACCTCAGATCCCTGTGTTTTGTCTTCAGCTGTTAAGTTAGAGATGTTGGGGATATGAATAGTATCTCCTCTGCCTTTAACTAAAGCATCAAAACGCTTTACTAATGGAGCCATTACCAGAGCTTTTTCAGCGGCACGTAGAGTTTCTACAGCCCAAAGCTCAGGAATAAAAACGGCACCAGTAGTGGTTGTAATATTTGCCATATTTCCTTTTTTTTATTAAAAAGAATCTATTTAGGACTTTAAGATGATAAACTTCTTAACAATTTATCAAACTGTTCAGGATTTTTAGCGTACTTCTCATACATTTTAATGCGATTAGGTCCGCTTAATTCCTTCTTCAACTTGTCAATTGTTAATGGTTCTTCTTGAGAAGAAGTTGAAACTGGTTTCTCAGTTACAACTCTTGGCTTAGTAGTAGTTCTACCTGCATCACGGAGTTCATCAAAGTACATATCCCTATAAGCAGCACGGTAGTTTATTCCCATGCCTTTTCTTCTAGCGTAGTCTTCAACTTCCTCCCTAATATATTTAGGTGAAGAACTAGAACCGTCATATTCTCTTTCAAGAGATTCATGGTTTTTATCTGCCTCTATCCTCCAAAAAAGAGCATCAATGTCTTCTTTGGTAGCCATGCCTCTCTCTTTAAGTTTTTTGACTGCCAACCCAACTTCATCTTCTGATGATGCTACGGGGCGTTTATTATAATTATTAACGTCTTGAAGATCTTTTTCAGCCTGTCTAGCAAGCTGATCTTTTAGATTATTCTTTTCCTTAATAATTGTCCTGAAACGCTCTTGTGAATCACCACTAAGATTGTCCCAACTAGGTTCTGTTACAGGCTTTTCTGCTGGTGGTTGAGGTTGTGAATCCTCTTTCACTTTTCCAACAACATTTTCCTCTGACGTTTGATCTTCAACTGGCGAAGTTGATTGAGTCTCTGTACTCTCAGTTTTGTCTTTATCAGACATACCGCCTCCTTTCAGTTAGTTACGCTAACCATCCGCTGGTTAGAAAGGAACTATTAAATTGTTAAATCATCTAAGGTAATGCATTTACACGCATTTTTAACTCAGATGACTTTTTTTGTTTTGGTTGCATTCCAACAACCTTTGCGGAGGCATTTCTACCAACGCTCATGTTTCCTCTAAATGCTTTACTATCAACAAAATGACCACTGCTGGTTTTCATTGAAGAAGCATAAGAAGAAGAGTGTTTTCCAGGAGGGTTTCCCACCCCTGTTGAACTTCCTGCTTTTATCATAATTCTCCTATTTTAATTTATTAAATATCTTGACACATCCCCCTTTTTACAGGGGGACATGAATTTTTCTAACTAAATCGCTTCATCAACTGGTTCCCAAATAATGGTTATTTGTGAATCATCAGTATGAACTGAACCACCATCTAATTGAAGAGGTGTTTCAAATTTATGTGATCTTACCCAATTACTGCCTTCTGCATGGGTTGGCTGAGTAATTTTACAGGCGATGTTACTTGTATCTCCTGTGTAAGCAACTCTTTTATTGAAGAAAAGAACATACTTTCCATCAGTAGGAGTTCCAAAAATAACTTCATGGACATAAATATCCTGTCCACTTGCACCTAAAACTTGAGCATCGCTTGAAGTATTGTCCGATGCTATATATGTATATCGCATAATATCCTTTATACTAATTAATAATTTCAAAAAAAACTCCACACAAAATGTACGGAGTTATTCCTTTTTTACTTTATAATATAATAATCAATATTTGTCAAGCAACTATCCCATTAATCCCTGAAGACTTTCAATAAATTGTTGTTCTTCTGGAGATCCAGGAGGTTGTTGCATCGCTAGTTGTGGAGAAGGAATACCGCTTGTCGGCATTTGTTCTTGAGGTAATTCTCCAGCCATAGGCATTTGTTGTTGCATTGACTGCACTGCTGGGACTGCTCTTTGAGCCTCTCTACCAGCACCTTCTCTTAAAAATTTATTATGTTGTTCAATGTGTTTATTTGCTAATTCATTTCCACCAGCACTAAGAAGTTTTTGGTGGACTATTATATGAATTACATGATTATCTTCTTTTAATGCAGTTGGTAAAATTCCTTCATTCTTCATCATGTTATTTTCTTGTTCAGCAATTTCTTCATCAGTTGGCATTCCTGGTTGAGCAGGAACATCACCCATTTTAGAAAGAAGATTTTCACTTTTTGTTTTTTCAACAATTGCTTCAATATCACTAAACTCTGCATATTGTAGGAAGGTTTCTCTATCTATAATTCCAGCCTCATAATATTCTTTCAATTTATCCTGTTGAGCTGTTTTAGTATAAGCAAGCCATGAGCCGACACTTACTCTAACCTCATTTTCTTTTCCAATAACTCCAATATTAAAAGTATCTTCTCCAATTCTAACTTCTTTTTTATTTTTTCTATTCTTGATAAAATCTTCTCCTATTATTGTAAAGTGTTCTGGATTACCAGATTTACCTAAAGCCTCAATTAATTGCGGTACATCATAGTTTTCTGCTATTTCTTTAAGAACTTTTTTACCAACCAATACCAAGAAATCTTCAAGATTATCAACTAGATCTTGTTGATTTGTGGCATCAGCTGATTTTAGTTCAGCGATTCCTATTCCAGATTTTACTCCAGTGGGAATTCTGCCTAGTGAAACATCATGTGCACCACCAATGTCTTCTATATACCTTCTCATATTTTGTATCTGAAGATCATAAGATGGCTGTAAAGCATTTAATGGAATAGCTGTTGGAGGATTAGAGCCAGCATTATATTCAACAATATCTCCATGTCTATTAGCTACAATTCTTACACCGCTGTGTTTTTGAATAGCCAATCTTCCTTTAGCATATCTATGATTATATTCATAAATACTTGATTCAAGATTATCTAAAACTCTATTCATTGGAATAATATGTTTCATCCATGATTCACCGTAAAGAGAAACTGGTTCAACATCTGCCTCATAAAGTACAAATGGAAAGTCAGATCTTCTAAGAGTTTGTGTAAATAAAGGATCATCTTGTTGATCTATAAAAATTACAGTCCTCATTAATACTTCACCAAGCCTAAGATCTTTTGAATTTTGCTTACAGTCTTTTAATTCAGATGCAAGATCTTTTTGATTATCTTCAGTAACTCTTGTTTTAATCCATGCTTCTTTAAGAATTGTTCCTTCTTCTTCATCTGTTGAGCCTTGCTGTTGATAGGTTAATGATTGAAGTAAAAACTGTTTATATTCCGATGCAGCAAGTTTTTGATCTCCTTTAATATCCATTCTTTGAATATAGTAATTTGGATTCTTTAGAATCTCATCAAGAGGTTTTCTAACAGCTTTAATACAATATTCTGCTTCTGGTAATGTTCTTGCGTATGGATCAATATAAAAATCATAAGTGTCTAGATGCCAAATAAATACTTCACCTTTACCTTTATTTGCATCCTGGTCATATCCTACTTGCCAAGGACCACCAACAGAATAAGTTAATCCCTGTGTAACGGTCTTTTTTATGATTCCTCTAAGATTTAATTTGTCATAATAATAATCAAGAAGTTTCCCACTATATTTAGCATTTGATATAGAACTATCACTTTTACCTTTTGGTAATACTTCCCACTTTGGCTTAAAAGCAACTACCTGATTCCTAATAACTCTCATTTGTGACCAAACTAAATTAATTGGAATTTGAGCTTTTTGTCTTGTTGATAAAACAACTGTCTTACTTGATGAGTCATATCTGCTAAAATGATAACCTCTCCTATAAAGATCTCTAGTTAGCCATTCCCAATCATATTTTTTTCTAGCATCATAAGCACCTTTAAAAAGAGTCTTAGCCTTAGATACTAAATCTCTTGATTTAATTGATTTTAAATAACTTTCATCACTAATAAGATTGTTTGAATCTTTTTTAGGAATATTTGATGTTTCCTTCTTAGGTTCTTTTGTAGAAACTTCTATTTTTTTGGGTTGGTGTGCTTTTTTTGCCATATATCCCTAACTAATAATTTTTGTTTTTATAGATTTGTTTTGATCTATTTGAATACGCTTAATTTCAGATAAATCAAATGGTTGTTCTTCTAAAATAGAATTAGTCTCAGATTCTTCTGGAATCATATTTGGTTCTTCAACAGTTGGCTTTTCATCTCCTATAGCCTTTACAACATCTGCCAATGCTTTAATCCTATCTGGAGTTAATTTAGAAGCATTCTTTAATATATATTCTACAACTTTATCTCTATTATCCATATTGCCTTTGAATATTAATTAATTTATTAGTTAAATCCCTTACTTTACTATAGTCATCTCTTACTTGTAATTTAGCGGCAACTATTTCAATATAAAGCTGATACTCTTGTCTCAATAATTCTTTATCAATTTTGCCAAACTCAATAGCTTTCTTGGCTAATAAAGCCTCATCATCTAATACTTCTTGATATTTGCTTGTGTCTATTCCCATGTTTTGTATGAATCTATATCTGATATTATACGCTCTATTGATCTTTCTTTACCATAGCGTTTAAAACTCTCAAGGCTATTGAGTTTAGAATCAGAGAAAAATTCTCTAATACCATCAATAGCCTCTTCCTTGGAAGAATATTGAGAGATTAAATCCAGCACATCTTCGCGTAATATACGGGAACTTGATAAGATGTCTGATTTCAATTTGGTTTGTTTT